AAAGATAGCTGAACGTATTGATGCTAATTTATTAAATGTTACGATCGATGAACTTAAGATGCTTCCAAAGGAAGCCTTCGAAAAGAAGATGGAGAGAGTAGCGAATAAAGCTTCAGGTCGAATGATTATCAAAGAATATCCGACTGCTGGAGCTCACGTTGGGCATTTTAGGCATCTGCTTCAAGAGCTGAAAATGAAGAAAGGATTTACACCAGATATTATCTATATTGATTATCTGAATATCTGTATGTCATCAAGAGTGAAAGGAGCAAACGCTAACTCATATACTATTGTGAAGTCTATTGCTGAAGAGCTAAGAGGATTAGCAGTTGAGTTTAATGTGCCGATTGTATCTGCTACGCAGGTGACAAGAGCTGGATTCTCTTCTTCAGATATTGGATTAGAAGATACCTCTGAATCGTTTGGGTTACCTGATACTGCTGACTTTATGTTTGCTATGGTAAGCACAGAAGAGTTAGAAGACTTGGCTCAATTACTATTTAAGCAGTTAAAGAATAGGTATTCAGATCCGAACTTTAATAAACGTTTTGTTGTCGGTGTAGATAGAAGTAAGATGAGACTATATGATGTAGAACAAAATGCGCAGGATGATATTATAGAAGATACACCTGTATTCGATAACACTGATTCAGGAGCTAAACTTAGCAGTAAGTTTAATGAGTTCGTCTAATGCACAGCAAATCATCTACAAGAACAGGTAAGTCAAGGTGGGAAATATTCGAAGTCTGCTATTCTGCTGATCGTTCGGAATGGAGAGTAGTTGAACTGGATGAACATGATGTGGTTCATGATGATGCATTATTTGAGACTAAACTCCAAGCTAAAGAATATAAAAAGCATAAGGAATATAATGGACCCGACTAACCTAAAAAGGAACCATTTAATATCATATAGAGAGTCTCTCAAACAAGATGAGTGTGATGAGATTATTAAGTTAATACACACAAAGGTTGATCAAGTTAAAGATGGTACTGACTCTTCCCAAGACATTACATTTAATGATACTGAGCATCGTCAAGACTGGAATATATTTGCACAAAACTATGGTTCATTAGATGCAATAACTCAGCTGATCAGAGATCGAGTTAATGGAGGATGGACTCATTACCTACAATGCTATTTAGAAGGCTATGATCCAACTAATAATAAGCGATCAGGCCACATGGAAGAGTCAGTTAAACTTCAATGGAGCCCGCCTGACGGCGGATTCACAGGATGGCATTCGGAGCAAGGCTCATCAGCTGCATCAATGCCTCGCTATGCTGTATGGATGATATACCTCAATTCAATTCCTATAGAAGATGGAGGCGGAACACAGTTCAGACATCTCACAGATAAACATGGAGAACTACTTGAAATACAACCAGAAGCAGGAACATTGCTTATATGGCCAGCTTCATACACTCATGAGCATAGAAGCGCTCCAAACCTGAAAGCCGACAAATACATAGCAACTGGGTGGTTTACCTACGATCCAGGGCGAGATTTCCGGAAAAGTCCGAAAAACACGGAAAAAACTTAGATAAACCCATTTATTTGGGTTTTTTCATGAATAACAGTAGCCTTAAGTCACGAGAGCGACTATAATATGTATATATTAAGGAAAAAGGTAAAGAAATGAAACTAACTGCAAATACGCAAAAACCAAATGAATTGCATTACGCAATCTATCAATCATCAGACCAAGATTGTTTGTTCAGAGGTGCTAAGCACTGGGATGAAAACAAGTCTAGCAAATATAGACAAGTCTGCTCTGTCAACTACTACGGTGGCCTCACTGAATCAGGTAATGAATTTTACATTGATGGAAATGACGATGTGTACGCACTTCTGAATGGTGTTTGGGCCGACGATGAAACTGGCGAAGATGTTGTTCATGATAATCACGTAGTTGGATACGGTATTAGAGAAGGAACACGGAAAGATGGATCTGAATATTGCTTTAGAGATATGCATTCTCTTTCAATAGGTGACATTATTGTTGATAATGTTGGTTCATATAACGGCCAAGCATACATCGTTGATGGTGTTGGATTTCAGAAGATCCAATTCAATGCTTACGAAGCCACAGCAACAAGAGAGGCAGCATAACATGGTTATATTTAGAGGCGATTACGTCAGACAAAAATCCACTAAAGAGTGGTATCAGGTTGCGAGGATAGTTGATAACGATACTATCCAAGTAGAGACGAATCGTATTACTACTAGACACCTAGCATATGCTCAGATCTTAGACGCTAATGAAGATGTTGATCAAGTCATGAGCTGGTTAGAATTTGAAGAAGCTCATCTGGAGAGAATTTAATGATTGAGATATTACAAGAAGTAACTGATTGGGGTGATATTAAGGTCACTAACGGCATTTACCATATCGATGGAGCTGGGCATTTAGTACAGCATAACGATAAGGTATTTAAAACTCCTATCAAGGGTTTCAGCAAAGCGAGACGTAAGTTTGAGAAAATTGGTTCAAGACCAGAAGCGAAGTCGCGTACTGCAGTTATAGTTAAAGGCAGCAATGGAGCTGAGTACATGGTTGATGAAGGCCAATGCACTTGTCCAGGGTTTAAGTTCAGAGGAACATGCAAGCATACTGCGAAATAGTAGTTGCCTTAAATCCGAATATCGGTTATAATATATGTATAATAAAGAAAAAGGGGAAAAATGAGTAACTTAGCAAACCAATATAGACAAGATCAAATCATTGATCAAGCTCTCGAGCTCACAACCAGTGAACTTGCAACACAATTAAAACTACCAATCGATAATCTCATTGGAACAAAAGAACCCTACAAAGAAACACTCGTTTCTGGAGAGGATTTCATAACTTACGATGAGTTAGTTGACAGATGGGTAGACAGTGAGATACAAAATTATGGATAAGATAGCAGAAATAGTAGAATCAATCGCTAGATTGAATGCGTCAGAAATAGACGACTTAGCGAAGAGTATGGTTGATCATAGACTAGACAAAGCTCTAGGATTTTTAATGGAAGTACACTCTCATGAAGCGCAGATTTCAGAACTTGGAGACGCGGAATGATATTTGGAATGCCAAAACTCTATAAGAGAGATACCGCGGGCAAAGTTCGCACTTTAGAAATTCAGTATATATGTCAGGGTGTTGCGACTCCAGGGACTAGAACAATATCAGGTCTTAAAGATGGTAAATTAGTTACTAGTGGATGGAAAGAAACATTTAGTAAGAATACTGGTAAAGTTAATGGAACCACAGCTGGTGAACAAGCTACATCTGAAGCTCAAGCAATGTGGGATAAGAAAGTCAAAAAAGAATACTTTGAGTATGAATCAGAGATTGATACATATGATCTATTTGATCCTATGCTAGCTCATGATTATACAAAGAGACCTCAATCAGAAGGATATTGTCAGCCTAAGCTAGACGGTATTAGATGTATTGCAAGAGCAGATGGTTTGTATACTAGAAACGGTAAACACATCACTTCTTGTCAACACATTATTAATGAATTAGCAGAGTTCTTTGTACATAATCCAAATGTAATACTAGATGGTGAACTTTACAATCATGAACTGAAAGCAGATTTTAATAAAATCACAAGCCTTGTTCGTAAGGTTACAGTCACTGCAGCAGAAGCAGCTGAATGTGCTGAGATGGTTCAGTATCACATTTACGATACGTATGACAAAGAAGCAGTAGAAAGAGATTTTGCTGGCAGAACACAGTTCTTAGAAACTGAGTTGTTTCCTTTAAACTCTGCAGAGCCAAATGTCCTTGTACTTGTCCCGACGTCTCAGTGCTCCTCTCAAGAGGAACTAGACCAGAAGTACGCTGAGTACACAGAGGCTGGCTATGAAGGACAGATGGTTAGAAACAATACTCCTTACGATTGTAAGAGAAGTAAGAACTTGCTTAAACGTAAAGAGTTCATTACTGAAGAGTTCGCAGTTAATAAAGTATGTGAAGGTCAAGGCAACTGGGCTGGATATGCTAAGCGATTTGAATTAAAACTTCCTGATGGAAGGATTTTTGGATGTGGCGTCAGAGGTAATCAAGCCACACTGAAGGCTCTTCTAGAGGGCCCAGAAATGCCTAATTGGGTTACTTGTGTATACTTT